CTACCAAAACCTCGATCCCTACAAAAGCGGACAAAGAGTAAGACATGAAACTAACGTCCTAAGAGCGCTAGACCCTTAAGTCAAACCTCGTTGCTTCGTGTGCCACACAATAAAGCTAGACGAGCCAGCTCTTCTGGACTCGTGTCCTCTCTGTAGACTATGGCCACCCCGTTAACCGGATCTTTCACGATTTTCTGCCTATTGCGACGCAGTCTAACAAATAAACTATCCGAGATCTTTTTCAAATAGAGACTCGTCCACCCTATCTCGCGATCATAAAGTCTGCAAAAGGCCTGTAGGTTGGCTCTTATACAGTGAATAGCGCAAATAGCCGAATACGCCGAAGGGCAATGGGTATCGTATTTCGCACAAACCAAGTAAGCCGCCCTCTGACAAACGTTTTCGTCGCAAAAATGAACGGTGAGGTCTCTAAAAGACTGAAACAGAGAAAATAACAACTGTGGTGAACAGTCATCGACAGGTTTTCCAAGTTTAACTAACAGCTTATATGGGTCAGGAATAAAGTACACCCAAATACCGGTAAATATAAAAAATTTACTACAAAAGTACGGAGTTATACTTTCCACGAATTTTGTCTCAAAACCCATCTCTTCCGCGATTTCAAAAGCGCAATTCCCTAACGGCGACCTCGAAAACATCAAAGAATCGTCCCCCGACACTAAGACCAGAGCAATTTTGCTCAGGTCATAATACATAGCCAGGATGCCTAGAGTAACAATCGTATTACCCAGCCAAGTATTCGAGCCGCCAGACCTCCGCTGGTTTTCCACGGTAAAGAAGAGGTCGTTATTGCAACTACTCGCGAAGCCCGTTTTTTCACCCTGCATAAACATATCTAGCAACGCATAATCCATACCCCAAAACTCGTAAAACCTTCTTTCGAAGGATTTTATGAAGGCGTCTTGCGACTTATCGAATTTGGAAAAATCTACCTCCCCTTTGTGATAAACGTCATCACAGCCTAAGTTAGTGCGCACAACGTCAGCCAAGGCCTCATTCGTCATCTCGGTAAAAAGGACGATGTTTTTGTTCAGACTCAAAATGATCCTATTTTTCATCTCGTCAAACATCTGGGAATACATAGCATTCACTAACTTCTTATGATACATTATATTCTGGGCCGGAGGAATCTTCGTCAAGAAACCCGAATCGAGTTTAACTTTAGCATCGCTTTTAACCATATATTTAAAAGAGGTGATAACGTCCGATATGTCAAAAGGTATCTCCAAATCTCGGGCTAAGTCCGACAGTTGTTTAGAATCACGTTTCGACAACCAATGATCTAAAGCTTGATACGATGGTGATATCGGGTCGTTCCTAAACTCAAAAATCTTCTTGCTATCAAAGCAAGTTAGCAGTAAGTTATCAGCCATAGCAGCTCCAAACTCATCTGAATTACAATACCTGGGGACCGTGATATTGTTGAAGTTACGGTTTTCATAAGAGTACAGAGACTCTTGGAGACTTGGCCTGCGATTTGGAAACGCTTGCGATCGGATTTGGCTAAACACCCTGGCGACGCATAGAATTGTTCGGGTATCTACCCTCAGTCACGGCTATCCCCGTCACGTTACTGTCAAATGGCGATTGCCTCATCTCGTCTGAGACGTCACCCAGGTGGATGGAGGTCGACCCTTTGACCATCTCCTCAAGAAACATGTTTATCACACCAATTGGTGCCGAACCGGCTTTAACAGGTTTCCCTGCATGAGCCGGAGGACAGTCGACGGAAACTGAAGCGTTGGTATCAACCGACTTAATAGTGTTATTAAAGGCTTTCGTCAAAGCGTGAGACCGTTTAATAACCGTAGAGGTCAGATCATCCATCTTGGTGGTCAAATTATAGTAAGTCAGCTTTTGCGTATGCCTAGACAAAGCCACTATAGTATGCGCCTCGCTGACGAATGGTGCCTCATCTTGAAATTTACATCTTACGAGTATCACCTCCGAGAACGTACCACCCTGCACCTCATGCACCGTGTTAGTAATTCCGCGCACGAACCCGTCAATCGTAAGGTTCCTACGGTGTTCGGAATTAATCTTGACGACCACTACCTCAAAATTCGTAGCTCCCCTAGCTCTCAGACTTTTTACTAGGTCTCTTTTCTCAGGTTGAGTGAAGGTTAAATACTTAGCATTTGGTCGAACTGGAACTTCGTCCACGGTGGATATCGCGACGACACGCATAGTATCGCCTCTATCTTCGTGTACCGAAGCGATCTTTCTACCGTATATTTCTGATAGAGCTCGACACACGTCCGACGGGCACCTAAATGAGATCTCACCGTACACCCTACACGCCTTACCAAACAAACGGTCTACATCAGAGTACAAGTTTTTAAAGAGCTGATTCCTAGAGATGTATTTAATTTGTCTGGAATCCCCAAATCCTACGAAAAACTTACATCCACTAACGTCAATAGCCGAAAGCACACCCCCAGCGTGTACCATAAAAACTTCGTCAAATAACAGAAGAACCGTCTTTCTCGCCCTAAAATGCATAAGATACGAGTCGACAGTGCGAATTCGAACGTGCGGCGCACCCAACCTTTCAACCTCAGATTTAACTATACCCTCCGCAAGTATTCTCTCATTGACGGCTAAAATTATATCTTTAGCTGAGGACGAATTGGCAGTAACAACTAAAGTCGGAATGATCCTAAAATACTTAAGATAAATCTCGACTAACGTATGCGTTTTCCCACCGCCTGGTGGTGCCTCAAAAATCTTACACTTGGTATCGTAGTTGGTAAAGGTCGGTATAGAGTTCCCAACAGCTCTCAAAAACAAGTTACACGCTAAAAACCTAGTCGCATCAGTAAATATAACTAATGGTGACGCTCCTTTAGTATCTTTCCCTTTAAAGGGAATGATCGACACACCGTCGTAACAGTAGGCATATTCTTTTGCAGAAAAGGAGACGCCCTTTTTAGCCCACGATTTAAAAGTGGAACAATTGTACAAGACGAAGTCCGCCCTATCGGCGAAAGACGACATATGTCGGACGAAGTCGACTGCCATCAAATCTGCGTAGATAATTTTTAGATCACAGAGAACTGAGTATAACTCCACCTTCTGATTATAGTAAAACTCCCGCATGGCATTATCTTTAAAGTTGCTTTGTTCGTAAGGCATAGGGAGCTGATACACCGTCTGTTTCTCAAACTCCTTCAGAGCACACGACTTCCAATCTTCATCAGTCGTCGGCTGATGAGTCGAGAAGGTATCCCCGCTCAAGGGCGACGCTACATAAGTAGGAGAATTGAGATTATCCACGAGACACGCTCGCTTCACACAGTTCTCGCTCGCATTTCTATCCGGTGTCGCACTCGTATCCGAATTCAAGCCGGTGTCTCGCACAACACTGCGCCGAGTGTCACACCTATCTCCCCATCTCAGGCTAGAATCTTCAACCTCTTCAATTTCGGAGACCTTCGAAATCCCTAAATTTCTCGAAGTGTGGTGAGAATTAGAATCAGGCGCCATAGCCGATGGCGAGTAAGAACCACCGGCACTACCGTGCGTAGCGCGCGCGCTATTGCTGTTACTACTACTACCGCCTCGCACGAAGCGCGGAGGTGGAGGTAAAAAACCGTCGTCGCCATCTTCGTCGTCACCACGCCTGTCCTTACCACGCCTGTAAGAATCGTCACCACACGCCTTCTTTCCACGCCTCACCCTCTTACTTCCACGACCTGGTCTGTTACCCCCAGGAGGAACAATTCTCGCGCCACCAATCCTGTCTCCAAGAACACCGATTCCGCCATCATCACCGCCCGAATCGTCTTCTGAAATGTCCTGATCTTCCGAGTCACTATCCATTATCTCTTTAGAACGCCGCAAACATTCTTGTCTGAGAATCCTATTTATCTCAGAGATTCTCTCTACCCCATGTAGCTTACCCAAAACCCTTCGTTGAGTAAACAGGTGTTTAGCTTCGTTCGTACCTTCCTCCAAGTAAAAGTCATCACAAATAAATAGTACTTTCCCTGGGATAGACGAATTAAAAACGTTGTCACTAAATTCAAAAGTAGTTTCATCTTTATCCACATTGGCGTACCTAACACGGGGAAACGAGTAAACGTGTTCCCACGTCTCCCTAGCAGAAAACCTAGTACCAGTGTCAGTGTACAATTCAGAAGTCATCACCACCGTCACATAACCCTTTTTATCTACAGAATACTCGTCATCAACAATAGTGCAGAGAAGCGTCTCATCTTCTTTAGTAGTGACTAGCACGCGTGCCGGTCTCACTACTGGAAGGTCATCACTACCATCCGCTTCGGCAGCAATTTTACTAGCGCTCGCAGCGGCATCATCGCAAGTGATCATAACGGCGCTAGTGTTTGGGGGTAGAGCTGCAACAATCGCAGCCTCCCGTATCCTTTCATCATTTATCTCAACCAGACGGTCGATAACTTTAATAAAAGTGTGTAAGAACTCATAACAGACTACCCTATTTAGAAACGGAGACGGGAGGACACTAAAAAGAAACCTTTTGAAAGTTTCCCACCTGTCTTTAGTCAAAAAATTCAACAATAAAACCATTCCACGTGCCACTGCAGTATACGCAGTGTTGTATATGATTCCTACAGAGAAGGATAAAAAGTCTCGCAAAGGGACTGGGAGGTGCGTACCACCTGCCTCTAACGATTTTCCCAGGGCACCCACAGAAAACCCTATAATCTGGTCTTTAATGAATCCAACAACACACAACGACGCGAACCTAACGAAAGGGAAGGAGGGAAGCGCACGAGGTACAAAAGCATTCAAGCGTCTTAAATAGGAGGTAACACTGACCACGTCGACAGCGCCACCTCTCAACGCTCCGGGTAATCCATGAGTCGAAACTGTACTAATCCACTGTAGAAACCCACAAATTTCCGTATTGTCTAATGGTGGTACAGGAGTAATTCTGTGCACACTAGTCCACACGATTAAACACCCCAGAAGGGTAATATCAGCGTCATGGGCATCCGTCAGATCGGTCCTGCTCTCATGGATTTGGTACTTAAAGACCGCTTGTAGCATATCTACTCCCAGTCCCAGGAATGCCATAACGTCGAGGAATTCCTTTTCGCATAACGATATATGGAACTTTAACTGCCCAACCATAAACCTACAATGAATACCCTCCGCCTTAAAGAACCAATCAAGCGGTTTATCAATAGACGTCACGAATCTCGTCAAAGATTGATATCCCTGCCAAAAGGTAGTTTCAGTCATATCCGGGAGTCCGCCGATCACCTCGTCGACTGGAACGAGCTCCAAAGGGGGTAACGTTTCAAATTCTTGACAGGCTTCGATTCCAAAAGTAAAAGGGTAACGCAAGACGCTACTCACAGCAGAAAAAATTTTGTAGCGACAACTTTCGACACGATTGAGGAAACACAGAAGACAAAACCGACTAAGGACATACTCATCACACCTTCTAAAAAATCTTAAAAGTTTCCTTCCACAGTCTATAAAGGGAAAGAGTAGTTTCCGAATCGACCCGCATGTGGCAAGTCGCGCATCGACGGACTCAACAATCCCTCGCCTTGCCCTCCGCTCGATAGCGCCTCGCGTAAATATTTCAGTCACCTCATCAACCCCGCCAGACGTTCCACTGCTCACATCCAACGCAAAGTCCGACTCTGAACCTTCTCCGCCCGTTTCGGTCGCACGACTCAAGGTAGGCCTCAGCACGGACGACTCCCCATACTCCAAGGTGGCGACCTCCTCAAAATACCGCGAGAAAGCTTCTTCCACAACATGAGTAACGTCGTGCACGGATCTAAGCGAAGAACCTATAAGTGTCGAAGATATCACGATACCACCGCATAAAACCGGAATGGCACCGCTCACTCCGAAGAACTGAGAGCGAATAACAGATCGCGTCGACGAAAAGAAGTTACAGCCTAGGCGAAGTAACCAGGTTAAAGCATCTCGATTTAGGATTCTACTCCTAAGGGACGACACAAATCCGCGACAGAAGGAGGAACTACTAAGCAATAGTTGTAAGATCTTTGCGGTCCGCGTAGCTCCGCCCGCCAAGCCACCCGACCCCGAGGTCAACTCGCGCGCCACTATTTCCCCAGTAATAACGCCGTAGGAATGCATTACCACAACTTCCGTACGACACACCGGGCACCTAGAGTGGTGCTGCCTCCAACGCTCATAGCAGGGTAAGTGGAAGACGTGGCCACACGGAAGACGAGTGACGTAGCACCTGTTGTCGTAGTCTGTTAAACATATACAACACGCCGTGTCGATTAGCAATCTGGCAGGCACATCAACTCTCCCACGGGTCGAATTAGCCTCCGGGTCATGCGAGTCCCAATGATGTAAGTAGTCTTGGGAAATCAACCTCGCTTGGTCTCCCAGAACAAGAAAACGTCTTCTATCTCGCCACGAGGTTGGAAGAATCTGGGGCATGTCGGAGTACACCGCAGCATACACATCCTGTCTCCGCACTAGCCCTATAGCTAACTCACCAGGCGATGGATCCTCCGCAAGGATTTGAGGGCCGATTTCTAATAGTAACCTCATGACTCTGGCGTCACTCATCCAAGACCAATAAGTGGAAGTATCCGTCGGAATACCCTCCCACTTAATAACCAGGTCAGTGAACACGGCCCGTACTACCTCTCTATCGAACATCACGAAGGCGTACAGAACCGCCGGCTCTAAAGCCACTTGCCTATAGTCTATTGCGTAAGCCAGACTTTCCAAGGATGGAAATCGCACAACCATACTAAGGGCATTAAGTATATTTTCCGTACACCGCATGAGCTCCGAGAAGGCGTTATCGATCCGCACAGCCACGGCGACAAATGTAGAAATCATTTTCATAAATAAATCCTTTATTAACCTAAAAGGGGATAACAACCTAGAATACCTGGATAAACGCCTCATCAACCTAAAGACGCGAGAGTGAAGTGAAAGATCATACACGTCGCGCGCCCCACCATTAAGAGTGGGCGTGGTAGACAGCATATCGTCTGCGTCGAACGCCGTCAAATAATCGTCATCACCTTCGCCTATATCCGGTACTATTGGTAAAATACCCAAAACGGCCTCAGCGCAATCAACGACTTGACCCGCAAACCAAGTTTTTACCTTGTCGGCTACGGTACTATAATGTTCCGCAACTTTCTCTTTGGCACCGGAGAATTTTTGTGCCAAATTCGGAGCATAACGGCTGAGGTGACGAATAGCAGACGAAGAGAAAATTTCCCCACATCTGGTTAAAAAATTTCCGAATTCCTCACCGACGTTTCTAAGTATGTCGCGTACAGCTAACAACACCGGAATGTCAGTTTCACTCCGCACGTACCCGCAGTAGGTCTCGTCTCGCACTGGGAAATATTTCATAACCAGAGCCCTGGCAACATACAACGGGAAACCTGAAAGATTCAAATACGCATCTAACCTCGCAATACCGAGAGGTAAAACAGACAACCCCTGACTCCCAAGCCCTTTCGCCAGAAAGACTGACACAGCGTCATAACACCTCTCAGTGCGAACATCCGTCGCACCTAGGCGTCTAAACAACGTATCCCTAGACACCGTGAAAGCAACAATTTCAGCTATACAGTGACACACTAAAGTACCAATTGGATCAGAAGTAAATAGCGCACGCACAAAATACGTTGAAAAGACCACCAAAAACCTCGCACCGTATTCGACCAATAAAATCTCCGAATCGTCATCGAACATCGAATGTTTGAATAATGAGATCACAAATCTTTTACACCTTTCGGAGAAGGAGAAAATTGAAAGCACAAAATTTTTTACACTTTCTTTCACACTTCGACATCCGGAAACAACGAACCTAAACAAATTTTTGATTCCTTCTATGGCCGAAGATAGGAACTTTGGGGTATACTTGCTACCACCACCTAATCCACCTCCTTCTTCCTCAAAATCGCGTTCCGTCTGGTCGTTTCTCGCCGAAAATATACTCTGTATCTTACCAGCCGCCTCTTTTTCCATAGAATCTTTAACCACCCTATTTTTAAACTCCTCAATCAACCCGCGCTCGTAGGAGATATCCAACTCGCCACACGCCTTATCGTTTTTGAAAAGCACTTCGACAGTGGCATACGCTGTCAACTCAAAGACAGAATTATCTAAGTCAATGTCAGATAAGTTCATCCAGTACGAAATGTATGGCAGCATCATCTTGTACAGCCACTGTATGGTACCTTTAACATAATTCTCAGCGTAGAACCACGCGGTATCGAAGATTAACTTCATTATTCCCCCGGCACTCTGCGCAGCCATAATCACCTTAGCATACGCCACAGCCTTCATCCTCATGCGCACACCATACACCAACATTAGGGCGCACAAGGGGCCCATGTCTTGGATTGCTATGTACACGTCTCGATGAACCACCTTACCAGAAATTGTAATTCGGCACTTATTCGACTTCGCGTAATTGACAACGTACTCAAACCCTTTGAGATCCACAAAATTACAATTGTTACAGATAAAGGTCGTGCACCTGGAAAAGAAGTCAACATCGTAGTATTTGAACTCATGCCCTAGAACTATAGATTCAGACTTCTTATTAAAAATAGGCATCGTAACACGAACAAGACCAGCCATCGACCGCGGATACGAAATAGTCACAATATAATCAAGAGGTGGCATGTAATTGGATCTTACGACTCTTATAAAGGAAACACCACACCTAGTATCCTCCTTCTCAAATGAAAAGTGAAAATTTTTATGGTAGAAGTAAGCCGTTTTCATAAGAGTGACTAAGTGTGGAAGATTGTGAGAATAACTCAACCCGCCAAAGTCGTACAAAGCACGCAAGCCTTTTACCCTAATCCTCAACTGCAATTGGTCTACAACTATTTCATCATGAGTCTCTAGAAACTCACCCGGGAGAATTAAAGAGATACAAAAAATGTCGGCTCCCTTGTTAATCATAATGTCGCACAATTGTTCAACGGAAAGATCGTACACTTGTACGGCTACCAACACGCTCGATTTTACCTTGCACTCCTCGCCCCTTTTTGAACAAAAATTATCTTTACATTTTGACCCCACTATGACATCATCGACGGATAAATGACTTACGGACATATTTCTCCACTGTGATAACCTCGCTTCTCTCCTCGCCACATCTTTAAAATCGAGGATGGGATTACATACATGGACATTGTCATGGCCGGACTTAACGTGGTACAACAAGTCCCCACCTATGTCCGAGTATCCGAAACGGCCGTATTTCTTGTGCATAAGTGAATTCTCAAGCAATCTCGAAGTAGCAGCAATCGGGTGCTGCGAACGCGTCCGCCTAGTCCACTGAATGGACAGTTCCGGATAAGCACCCTCGAAATTGGCCATGTTTTCTTCCGGTATGACGAAAGGAACGATCACTTTAGGAAGAGTAGACCTAAGCTTATCCACAAAAGCTTTATGAGTCAAAGTATCACATTCTAAGCTTTTTATGACAGCCGAGTCCTTACTAATCATGTTCCTAAATTTTTTAAAAATATCTTCCATGGTCATGTCATACGTGGTAGAATTTATTACAGTACCACCCACGTAAGCCTCGTAGAAACGCGGCATTTTTTCCATAACATAATATACAATGCCGTCTACCACGGCATGGACGAGTTTATCTTTCCTATGCGTGCCTAGAAACTTATAATCTAAAATCTTTTCGCCGAAGCACTCTCGCATCAGCCCAAAAACTTCACCTATCGGGGGGTATGTTCCAAGTCTCTTCTTAACGGCTGGAATGTCGAGCCTAGAAGCAGTAAAAAGCGCAGCTTGGAAAAACCACGTAATGTAGCAGTACCCTTCATAAGGTGTATGATAATTGGCCGCTAGAAGAAGTTCCCTTGAAACACGACGAGCAGCTATATCCCTCGTATGTAAAGCCCACTTTTCGGCTTCATACTGAAAGTTATAAACTCCCTTACAAACCACCATAGAGCCCGATTTAACAGAGAGATAAGCTTCCCCCGCCGGAGTAACGAAAGTGTCTAAATAAGCATCACGCCCGGGTATATAACCTCGAAGGTATAATTTGATACCAAACTCAGAAACACCACCATCCACGTCGACACACACATTCGTATACAAGCCCCTACGCGTAATTTTCTTTCTTATAAACCTGTTGTTATAATTACTTTGCGTCCTTATGTCACTCGGGCCGCTTATGAAGCCCGGATTGGTGACTTGAGTAGTAGTAGATTTACCCGAAACAACCCCCTTATTACTCACCTTCATCAACTTTGGAAACTTTAGGTCCGCATTAGAGGTTCGCAAGGGTGTGGATGATACTTTCATCTCTGGGTAGCCGACGGAGTTAGATGAAACGTTTTTCTTTTTAATCCTTATCACCTCCCTGAAACCCTCAGCATCGAAATTTTTATTAGGCGAAGGAATAACAGCTCTACGGACGACGTCACCATCAGGCGTACGGACCGCTTCTTCAACATAACCTCCTAAAGTTTTGGGCAGAGCAGGGTCTTTCTTTCTGAGAACATCAGAGAAGGTTTTGATCGGGGGTAATGATCCAAACTGTATAATGTACTCAGGAGGAGAATCAGCCGTCGGGGTAACATCTAAAGTTTCGAAAGATCCAAAGCGTATGGAAAAACCTGCATTTGAACAAGGTGGTGGCAGGATGTTAGGTACAGGAGAAGCGTATGTTTGTTTAAAACCCCTACTACCACATATGTATTCTGTAGCAGCCTTGTGTTCCTCAGAGTCTAAGTAATTAGCATCCGGCACAGGATGAGAACTACGAGGTAGTTCTCCACCAACAGCGATGTCATTGTGAACATCACTGAGACCCCTTGATTGTGAAACAACCACAAGGGGATGAGCTTGTGAAGCAGTCGCCCGCCTAACCCTCCTATTAATATTCTTACGTTGATACTTCCTTTTGTTAGAAGCCCTCCGCACGAGTAACTTCTTCGGGATAGAGGAGTTGGCAAGAACTTTGGGCACCCACTTAGTAACCAATCGACGTGGGGATGAAAAAACTTGAAGCTTCAGACACTCCTGCTTTACGGCTCGTTTCCTCGCAGCGGCGGCACGACGACGTCGAAGCTGGCTATCAGCAGCCCGACGACGCGGCAACGGGGTAGACATGGCTATGGGAAGATATTTCTCCAACACAGAAAAGGAGGAAATGACGGAAACAACCACGGGTGCGGGAGTCGCACGCTTACCAACTGGAAGGAGCGAAGAGACAATATCAACAGTAGGAACATGATGCACACAACGCAGAAAATTTCTAACCGCACCCGAGACCCTACCATCAACGCATGAGATGGGAAGTGGTGGAGTGAAAATTTCTGTACCGAGGCCCTTCTTAGAAAGAAAAATCTCAAATGAGATTCGCATACGAAACCAACTCAGATAAACAGGTGAAGTGGCGTGGTCTCGTAGAAAGGCGAGGGCAGAATCCGTCATTGCACGACTCGAATCCAGAAGAGGTAACGAGACTCGGGGGGTATATGGAAAACCACCCGCACCCCCACCAATCACCTCTACGAGGTCTAAAGGAGTTGAAGAGTGCCTAAGGGACACCGCATCGAACACACTACGCGGTACATGAACGACTCCAACGGGGGGACACGCATCACCTAAAAGGAGACACTCCTCGCGCACGAACGATAGCAATTCGAACACTTCGGAGTTGGTGAGAGGCACGTCTTCCTCCGCGAAATCGGTCGGCACAGGAAAAGGGAAATCATCCCCAAGGGACGCAACAGACGCCGCGGAAACCGCGACACCCGCGCAGCCAGCAGATACGAACGAGGTATCCATAGCTAGGGAAGATAAAAGGAAAAGCAGAAGGAAATCACCAAAATGGACGGGTGAAAAGACCAAAGAAAAGAAACACAGCAAAAAACTAGACAACCGACCGATAAGACAGAAACGGGACGTCGATCGAACAACCAGACAACCACGCAGAAACCACACGAAGAGGACACAGAAGGTAGGAAGAAAAGAAAGAAACCGAACAAGAACAAGAGACGGAAGACACAAAGGGACGCTTCCGACAACAAGAGAAGGGAAAGCCAAAAGAAAAGCAACGAAAAGGGGATGCAACAAAAGGCAACCAGGGACTGCCGCATACGCTAACAAAGAGAACCCAAACGAAAGGCAGAACGAAACGTATGGCAATAAAGCAAGGGACTGCCAAACAAAACGCAAAAAGGGTACGAACGGCGGGTACTTTTTAACAAATTTTTCCGGGGATACTACTGGGACGTTAGGAAAAATGCGAAAAGGTAGGTTTTGAAAAATTTTAAGATCTGCTTAAGCTTCGCAGTGAAACTGGGAAGCGAAAACAGAA